CCATGATTATACACAAACTCAGAAGTTGTCTCACATAGTGCAGATAATTGATCGGACCTACGTTGCAATGTTTTCGTAACAGCTTGTTTAAACGAATACCAACATAAGCCCAAAAAGATTAGAGTGACTAATAAAAATGCCACAAAACAATATGATTGACCAGTCAAAACAGAATAGCAAAAAAGCAGTGCCAAAAATTGACACCACAAATTAAAACCAAAAATAATTTTGACTCGATGATGAAAGAAAGCGGTAGCTAATTGCCGCCACATTTCAACACGAAAAGCTACATTATAACAATGTAAAGTGGTCATCATATGTAAATTAGTTAAATCAACAGTTGGAAGAGTATCTAAAAAGTCTTGCACATTGAACATGGCAACTTCATCATTCTCATCAACTGTTTCAACAACGATCTCATCCGATTGTGGAGTAATAGTTTCTACTCGTTTATCATCAAACAATTGTGTTTCTAATACAGGTTCACAAAATAAATGATCTATAGGATCAAAGTTCTCAGCTTCAACACATTGATCATGTGAACATAAACACAACAGTTTAGGGTTTTTACAAGTATCACAAAATTTCATATCGGATAACTCTTTCTGGAAAGCAGCCTTATTCTTCTGGTTTACACGATGATGTTTCACATCTTCGACCAAAAAACGAATAAAGAATTTGAAATCATCTGCTATATCTCCAGATTTTTGCCACTCATCTCGTGGGATCGTCTTGTAAATGGTAATGGGTTTACGTAAATCAATTGTTTGCACATTACCATCGTCATCTTCAATTTCTTCGGTATATTGAACATGACTAAAGCGTTTCAAAACAAATTCGTAAATGTCGAAACGCATATTGGGTAGATCTATAACACCACCAGAACCGTTTTGGAATTCAGGTCGAATCTTTACTTGTGCATGTAATCTAAATCGTCGAAAAATACTCTCAAGACAATTTGATTCTGCACCCATATCTTCAGGGTTACAGGTTACAACACAAGCATCGTTCATTGGAAATTTCTTTCCTTTTTCTTCGACACCTGCCTTCTTTAATGGTCGTGGGGTAGTGTTAATATAATTCAATATATAATCGAAATTTGCTTTTTGATTAGGATTGTTACCAACATCATCACAATTAATAATCTTATGTTGTGGTTCAACATTAGACTCAAACGCCTCATAAATATTTGCGGCTGTAATAAGTCCTTTATTAGTG